AATAATAAAAAGCAACCGAAGGTTAATATTAAACCTAATGATTGCTTACTTGGATCAGTTGCCAGGATAATTATACCTAGAACTGAACATAATAATAATAAAACCCATTTAATAACTGTAAGCATTATAAGTCAGTACCTTTCTTTAATTGATTATTATAAATTACTTGATCTTCTAACTCATTAAATTTTTTGTGAAATTCATCACTAAAATTTGATGGACAATTATCCTCTTTAAAAAGCACAAATTCCATTGGTGAATTATCTTTTTCAAGTTTTTTCAATAAGTGTTTTTCATTATAACTCAATGACATTATTTTACCCCCTTATCATTTTTTGCTTTTTGGATTATATCAACTAATTTTCCCAAAGTTGAAACTTGCATTTTCATTTCTTTTTTGCCTTCATCAGTTAATTTAGAATATAAATCTAAATATAAAGGCAATTGAGTTTCCCATTTTCCAAAGTCATTAAGATTGATTGTTTTTTTATTTGTTTTTGTAGTCATATTTTCCCTTTTTTGTTTAAGTTGTCTTTAAAAAACAAGTTATAGATATAATTGAAAATTAGAACATGACAAGTTGACGCATCAAATAGATTAGAATAGTTCTAAAGTATTATTGAATGAGTGAGATAGATATTATAGAGAGATAAGTATAGAGAGATAAATATAGAGAGATAAGTATACTAAAAAGAAACACACTCAACCTGGAATTTTTTATGCGATATAAAGAACGGAAACAATAAGACGGTTAATTAAAAGAATAGACCATACTAAAAGATTTTTTTTTATTAGTATTGATAGTCTGGAATTATCGTTAGTAATATTTATTGAATAAACCTACAAAAAAAAAAGATTTTTGAAATATAGAGAGGGGGTACACCCCAGAAAATGGCGTGCGATATACATATCATTATACATGGGATTTGCTAACAGACACACACAGACACCCTGCACCAGTTATACAAACCTTTTCCAAAAATTATTTTTTAGTTGTTTTAAAAACCGAATATACTACATCTAGTATATGGATGATTTAGATAGTAATAGCTTTGATTGTATTGCTTTTATTGATGAGAAGAATAATAACTTAACAATAAAGTTTATTGGTATACCTAATAAACAAGCTGCAGAACTATTTACAGATTATGTCATGATGACATTAGGAGTTGATTACCATCCTTTAAGCGAGACCACTCGTTCCAAAATGATACATTAACAGATGAACATTAAGATTCCTTATACTCCTAGAAAACATCAGAACTATCTACATCAACAGATTAACAAACATAGATGGAGTGTGCTAGTTTGTCACAGAAGGTTTGGCAAAACAGTATGCATGATAAACCATCTTATTAAATCAGCATTAATGTGCAAACATAAGAATCCTAGATTTGCTTATATTGCACCCACCTTTAAACAAGCGAAGTCAATCGCTTGGGATTACATGAAACAGTTTACTGCAAAAATCCCAGCAACAAAGTTCAATGAAACAGAACTAAGAGTAGATCTGCCAAATGGTGCAAGAATAACATTACTAGGAGCTGAGAACTCAGATGGGTTAAGAGGTATATACCTGGATGGTTGTGTGATTGATGAATACGCAAACATTGAAGGAAAACTATTTGCAGAGATAATTAGACCAGCTCTATCTGACAGAAAAGGTTACTGTGTATTTATTGGTACACCTGCTGGAATGAACAATAACTTTTATGATCTATACCAACACGCTAATGGAGCAGATGATTGGTTTAACTATAAAGCTAAAGCAAGTGATACAAAGATTGTAGATCCAGAAGAATTAGAAAAAGCAAGAGAAGTTATGGGTGAGAAGAAGTACCTACAGGAATTTGAGTGTGATTGGATTGCCAACATTGAAGGTGCGATCTATGGAGATGAAGTCGCTAAGTTAGATGATAAGAATCAACTAGCTAGAGTTCCCTACGATCCTACTTTGCCTGTCTCAACTGCATGGGATCTCGGTGTCGCAGACCACAGTAGTATTATATTCTTTCAGCAAAAAGGAACAGCAATACAGATAATAGATTACCATGAAGAACGTGGTCATGGATTACCACACTATATTCAGTTGCTAAACGAAAAACCATACGTTTACAAGGAGCATTACGCACCACATGATATTGAAGTACAGGAGTTTGGCAATGGCAAGACTAGACGTGAGATAGCCTACCAATTAGGGGTGCGTTTCAAAGTTGTGCCGAAGCTACCAGTAGAGGAAGGAATCCACGCAGTAACTATGTTGCTCAACCGATGTTGGATAGATACAGACCATTGCAAAAGTTTAATAGATGCGTTAAGACATTACCATAGGAAGTACATCGACAAAAATAGAATGTTCAGATCGAAACCTGTACACGATTGGAGTAGTCATGCCTGCGATGCAATGAGGTATCTAGCAGTAGGGTTACAAGAATTAAATACTAGACAAAACGCTCCACAAAGTGTAGCAGATAATGATTATAGGATTATTTAATTATGGGATCAATTTTAAAACCAAAAATGCCAGAATTACCACCTGTGCAACCATTAGAAGAACCACCTTCAACAGAACTATCTGAAGCTGAACAAAAAAAATTAGACGCAGAGTTTGCTGCTAAAGAAAGAAAAAGAAAAGGTAGAAAATCAACAATCAAAACTTCTCCACTAATTGCTATGGAAGAAGCAGACGTAGAGAAGAAAACATTACTAGGATAATACTATGTTAGATAAAATTAAAAAAGCATTTAGCAAAACAAAAAAAGAAGTTAAGTCAGAATTTAAGAAGCAAGTAAACACTTCTATTGAGATTGCAAAAGAAGTTAAGTCAGAAGTTAAATCTGAAACTCAATCTGAAACTAAATCTTCTTTAACATTTGGAAAATAATTATGGGTAGCAATAATGCTTCTAGTGGTGGTGGATCAAATAGATATGAACCACCAAAAAAAAATATAGTTCAAAAAATTTTTGAAGCATCTCCAACAGTTAAAGTGGTTAAAGCTATTACTAAAAATATAAAAGAAACTAAACAAAAAAAAGATATGCAAACTGCTTTAGATTATGAGGGTGCTGCTTATAAAACTAAAAGAGGTAGCACTTATGTTACTAACGAAAGTGGTGGTAATGACAACAATAGTAATCAAGTTGTTCAAGCTCCAGTAGTTACAAAAGTTAATGGTCCAACAACAGCAGAAGTTTCTCAAGTTGTACCAGAAATTACATCAGAAGAAGCAAGAGCATCAGCAAATGAATTAATTTTAAAAAAAAGAAGAGGGAGAGGAAGATCTTTAAATATGTTGCAAACTTCATCACAAGGTTTAAGTAATGAAGGTTTAACTTTAAGTAATAAAACTTTATTAGGATAATATGCAAACAGATTTAGCAAAACAATTATTAAAAAGATTTGACAGATTAAAATCTAACAGACAGAATTGGGAAAGTCATTGGCAAGAAGTTGCAGACTATATGCAACCAAGAAAAGCTGATGTAACTAAAACAAGATCTAAAGGTGATAAAAGAACAGAACTTATTTTTGATAGTTCACCACTACAAGCAGTAGAGTTACTTGCTTCTTCACTTCATGGTATGTTAACGAACCCTTCTACAACTTGGTTCTCATTAAGATTTAAAGGTGGAGAATTTGAAGATAATGATGAAGCTAAAGCCTGGTTAGAAGATGCTACAGAAGTTATGTACACAGCTTTTAATAAGTCTAACTTCCAACAAGAAATATTTGAACTGTACCATGATCTAATTACATTTGGTACTGCAGCAATGTTTATTGAAGATGATGAAGAAGATACTTTAAAATTTTCTACAAGACATATTAATGAAATGTATATTTCAGAAAATGATAAAGGTAGAATAGATACTATCTTTAGAAAATTTAGATTAACAGCTAGAGCTGCAATACAAAAATTTGGTGCTAATGTTTCTGATAATATTGTAACTGTAAATAGAAAAGATCCATATGAAGAAATAGAAATACTTCACGCAATATATCCAAGATCTGATTTTAATCCTAAGAAACAAGATAAAGCTAATATGCCTTTTGAATCTGTTTACCTAGAAGCAGGAACAGGTGATGAATTATCTGTATCTGGATTTAAAGAATTTCCTTTTGTAGTACCAAGATACTTAAAAGCATCACACGAAATTTATGGTAGATCTCCAGCAATGACAGCTTTGCCAGACGTTAAGATGCTAAATGAAATGTCTAAGACTACAATCAAGTCTGCACAGAAACAAGTTGATCCACCTTTACTTGTTCCAGATGATGGATTTATTTTACCAGTAAGAACAGTTCCTGGTGGATTAAATTTCTACAGAGCAGGAACTAGAGATAGAATTGAAACTTTAAACATTGGTGCGAACACTCCATTAGGTTTAAATATGGAAGAGCAAAGAAGAGATTCAATTAGAAACGCTTTCTATGTAAACCAATTACAAATGCAGAATGGTCCACAAATGACAGCTACAGAAGTTATTCAACGTAATGAAGAGAAGATGAGATTACTTGGTCCAGTTCTTGGTAGACTTCAATCTGAATTATTAAAACCATTAATTGATAGAGCCTTTGCAATTATTTTAAGAAAAAATATGTTTAGACCTGCACCAGAAGAATTATCTGGTCAAGATATAGAAATTGAATATGTATCTCCACTAGCTAAAGCACAAAAGTCAAATGAACTACAATCTATTATGAGAGGTATAGAAATACTAGGATCACTTGCAAATGTTGCTCCAGTATTCGATCATGTTAATATGGATAAACTTGTTAAACATTTAATGGATGTTGTAGGTGTTCCACAAAAAGTTTTAAAATCTGCAAGTGAAGTTCAAGCTACCAGAGAAGAAAAACAACAACAAGAACAAGAAGCACAACAAATGGCACAGATGCAACAAGTAGCACAAGCTGGTGGACAAATAGCACCTTTGGCAAAAGCATTACCAGAAGAAGCACAAGCACTAGCTAATGCTGAAGTTGAAGAATAATAAAAAAACAAAAGGATAGATATGCAAGATGAGAAAGCAGTACACGCTTATA